CTTCACTGAATCATTTCTATTTATAACCCTATTATACCACAATTATTATACGTTGTACATACTAGATTATATAAATATAGTTGAGAGTGAGTTTCATAATAAATTTGAATTACATCTATCTAATCATAACAAAGGTAGATCAAGATGCCAGTAGCAGAGATTCTAGCAGGAATCTCACTCGTAAAAGCGAGTGTCGATTTCATAAAATCAAATATCGATACAGCAAAAGACGTAGGTGAAATAGCAGGTGCAATCGACGGATTATTTCGTGGAGCTGAAGATGTGCAAAAAGGTAGAAACAAGAAATCAAAACTTGGATTAGCAGATCAATTTGGAATTAACACTGTAGCACAAGAAGTAATTGATGCGAAGTTAGCAGAAGAAAAAATGCAAGAGATGAGGAATCTCGTAGACCTCCGTTTTGGTCCAGGAACTTGGCAAGGTATTGTTGATGAAAGGTCAAAGCGAATTGCAGAAGCAAAAGAAGCAGCGCGTCTAGCTGCAATACAAAAAAGAAAAGAAGAAGCGGAATTCTGGGAACAAATGAAGATGGTTGCTATTATAGGTGGAGCCGTTGTCATAGGTGCTGGTGCATTTATAGCAATGTTGGCATCAATATGATTTATTTGTTTTGGATCATAATAGCATATTTACTTTGGTGTTTATTCTTTGGTGCATATGCATACGAGATGATTGAAAGATATGATGTACCATATCAAAAAACTGAAATTGACAAGAAAACAGAAAGTATCAAGAAAAGGTATACAGATTGTCTTTTGCGTTACTTATCATAATAGGTTCTAATGTCTACAACTATGACCACTTGTCATATGTAGACTTAGAGACTTGTGAATATCATAGAGAAAGAGTATACGATACTTTTAAATTTAAAACGTTTGAAACTTTCAAAGTTGAGTGCGTTCAACGTTCTAAAGAATCATGAATATACAACTGAATCAATGCATAGTGTAGGACCTTCATCAAATCCTTTCTAGCATCATTATCCGTACCCTTCTTGCCATATCGTTGAGCATACTTCAAAACATTACCAATACAAAAGCCGGTACCATGACCACCATCGATGATAAATTCGGTGGCTTGAAACTGGTCTTTTGAGTAGTGTCCTTGATATGTAGAATCGATGTAGTCCTGAAACTCTTCGATCAATTCACGCTCGTTAAACTTATAATTTGGAACTTCGAGTTCCTCTGTGTCATAATTAAAAATCATGCAACTTCCTCACCTAAACGTTTGAAACCAATTGGTGATACTACAAAACAACGACCACGATCGTCGCGAATAACATCACCTACAGAAATAGAATGCATACGATCGAATCTTTCGATCTTTTCTTCTGGACCAATATTACCAATCTTGAATACTTCGTCAAGATCTTCAGCTTCGATAGCACAAACTTCTTTATATGCTTTTAAGAAGAAGATTGGATCAATATCACCAGTAAATCTTGCTTCGAAGTTTAGTGCTGCTGCTTCAGCGTTTTCGCGAAGAAACTGCTTAGTAACCTGTAAAACTGTATATCTCATAATTAGCTCCTCTTTAATTATGGTTCTATTCTACCATAAAAAAACAGGTTTGTACATGCTAAAAACGCATTTAATTAAAATATTTTACACATTTTTTCGTTGAGATATAATCGAAAACTGTTTTCCAGTGGTTATCACCCTTACCTCCAGACCCGTACTTTGCATACAAGTCTTCTTTATTATGCAATGGATTTTGTTGTATGAACCAAGTCATTGTAGTCCGCTTAACTGGTGATTCAGTATCAGCAGCATAACCATGCCATGTTACTTCATGTTCAGGACAAAATATCTTAGCTCTATTAGGTTTCCATTCTGTAGTATGATGATAATCAGTTTCGGTGCTATATAATTCAGTACCTAAATTTTTTTCAGGATGTATATAAATTACCATAGTAATGCTTTTTTCAGTAGTATCATCATGTATTGGCCAAGAAATTCCAGAATTCATACGTGATATAGATGGATAACAATAAACACTATCATATCTCCTAGCATTAGGATATAATCCATAAACATATTCAGCGCAATCTAACCATTGTTGAATAAGTTTATCACTGCGGAATTTAGTTATAAATTCTCCTTCATAAGCATCATTATCCGCGCTTCCTCTAGTACCATCATGATACAGTGCAGTATCATTTTTTTGATCGATAGAATCAACGATTTTATCAAAACAAGATTGACAAAATATATCATCAACTAATAGATGGCGCCACGGTTCTTCTACTATAGTAGCTGATTTGACTCTTGATAAAAAATCACAGATACAATCTTCGTTATGAAAATCAAGCATGGCAAAATTCTTCGATCATCGGGAATACAGGTTTTAACGCTTCTGCACAGGCTTTCGCGAGTTCGATGTGTTCTTTCTGTGTTCCATGTCCTGAACGAAGATCGACGTAATGGATCCAGGACCGAACGGTTCCGTTGACATATAGTCGAGAGTTTGTGATACCTTCCGGTAAAACTGCACGAGCTTGTTCTTTAGCGATACCATTTTCTATGGCCCATCCGTATGCTTTCTTTGCAGCATTAACTACTTCTGCTTGGTTTTGTAACCACTCGAGTTCCATCGTAACTCGTTCGTCACTATCCATCATATCTTGTAGTTCAACGCTATTTTGTCTATTCTTTGTATCTTGTAGTCTAGCCTGTCTCAATGTAAACGCAAGATCCTCAGTTGGATCTGCATAACGTTGAGAGAATTCTTGAAAAGAGAATGACCTATGTCTTAGTAATTGTCTAGCAATATCTCTGGTAGTATTTATCTCTAAGCAAGCGCTAACCATCTCGAAAGGCGACCAGTGTTTTTCTTTGATGAGATATCGTAATAGTTTTTCTGAGGTTTCGGTGTTATTTTGGTTCGAGGGATTCGAGACACGGGCGCAATAGGCAATAAGCTCTTGGATGTCTTCACCAACATATAATTCCTCCGGTGGTTTGCTATAACTAATCAGTCGTGCAGTCATCTCTAATCCTCATATCATTATTTCTTGCATAATATTTTTCAAATCCTATTTTTCTATCTATACATCCTTCGCACTTATAACATGGGGTTGTATTCTTATCACAAGAATTTGTGGTAGCCATAATATCTAATAAATTATAATCATAATACTTTTTTATTATGTCATGTTTATACAAATTGTAATAAGGTTGTAATATGCAAGTTTTACCAAAATATTCCCCTCCTTTATCACTATATAATCTTTGAGCTCCATTATATAGTTTACTTGTGCCAAAATATAATTCTCTTACATTGTGTAAATGCGCGGCACGTAATATTCCTCTTTCATGTTGGATTTCATAGGTCAAAGTGCACTTATGAATTATTTTGCTTGTATTAAATTTTTTTAATAATTTTTTAGTAGAATCAATAAAATCAGGATGTGCCGCAGCACAAACTGTATTACTTCCTTTATCTAGCACAGCATTTGATATGCAAATTACTTTATCATGGTTTTGTAATAACTCATATAGCAATATAGCGCTGTCCATTCCACCAGAAATTGCTATAGCTATAGTCATTAAGGAATTATACCCATAACATAGTTTTCTGCACAGTCTTCAGCATAACGTTCACTGTGCTCGTATAATTCTCTAGTTTGTACAAGAATATCATCTTTGTACATTTCAACGTAGAAGCCGTGAACATTCTTCATGACTTCGGCTCTTCTATCAGAGTATTCTTCTGATCCCCAATAGTCGTGTAGTTTTACCATTTATTCCTCTATTGTTATTGACCAAAACCCGGATCCGCTATCGAATGGATCATGGTAAAAAGTTCTATCTGGATTCTTCTCTCTAAATTCATCGATTGCTTTCATACAACCCTCATGCGTAGGATGATAATCATCACCACAAATCATCTTTACATCTTTGAGTAAAAATAGTTCGCGACTAACATTTTCATAACTATGTAATCCATCAATATACGCAAGATCCCAGTTCGAATCATCTTCAAGAACCTCGATGCTCGTAGTTTGATGCACCTTCCTTAGATGTTTTCTTTTAGGATGATATGAAACAAAATGATCAAATACTGCCCTTTGATTTTTTTCTAAATATATATTCATACCATACATTACAGATGGATTCTTTGAATGCTTTTTACTTACACCCTGATAATGATGCATTTTCAAATCAGGATGATTCATACCAAACGTATCAACTGTAGTCAAAGTTACTTTAGGTTGAATAGCATCTAAAATAGCCCACGTTGAACCACCCCATGCACATCCAATTTCTAATATCCGACCACTTTTTAGTTTCGAAATATATTCAGACAAATGCTTAAGATGTATAGGATTATTAAATCCCGGCACATCTAAGAAAGATTCTGGATTTTTTGGTATTACGATCATAGTTTAAAGTCCTTGAATTTTGACATTTGATCATTCATCTCTGTTTTATCAAATACTGGTGTATCGTCTGTAAGATCTTGTTGACTTTCATCAACGTCAAATAACCGCATCTTTGCTCTATCTACACCAATTACAAATCTACGATTCGATGTAGGATCATTATATCTATTCTTCAATTGTTTGACCATCATTTGGCCTTGCTTCTCTAGTTCCTCAGTCGAAACAAGAGCAAACATAAGATCAGCCGTGGCAGGGAGACCAAACGACTCAGACGTGTCCTCCAAACCAACATCCGAATTCGAATAGCCAGAACGCGTAGTCTGAGTAGCACTAAAAACAGGTACATTGAATTCCACCGCCAGACCACGAAGTTCTTCTGCAATTGCCTTAACATATGTGTAAGAGTTGATAGCACCGCCCATTCCTTTCATACGAGATGATGCACAGATATTGAGATAATCAATGAAGATAATATCTGGTTCGAACTGTCTCTTCAGTTTCAATTCATTTAGTAATGCTCTAAAATGGTTAACATGTGCAGAGCCAGTAGGATATTCTTTTACAATCAGTCTACCATTTGTCTTACGAGCAATGTCTTCAACCTTTGTTCTAAACATCTCATTTGATAGGTTCGAAAGCTGATCAATAGGCACATTCAATAGGTTAGCATCGATACGTTCTGCTATTCGTTCTTCAGCCATCTCCATAGTAATGTATAAAACGTTCTTACCATCTACCAAAGCACTAGAAGCGACATGACACATAAATAAAGACTTGCCAACGCCAGTACCTGCAAGGGCAATGTTAAGTGTCTTATTAGGTACACCACCTTTTGTAATCTTGTTAAAGTACTCGAGATCAAATGGAATCCTAGACTCTTTCTTATGATAGAAATCAAAGCGTTCTTCAAGGTTGTCAATATAATCATGTCCGACATTCGTATCAAAGGCGACACCTAATGCTGTAGATAGTAAATCTGGTAATGCACCTTTAGTTAATGATTCATGTTTACCATCTATGATCGATATAGATTCCATGATTGCATTATAGATTGCCCTATCTTGACACCACTTTTCGGTAGTATCGATAAGCCATTCTTCATCAATCTTCTCTTTCGAAAACAATTGTGGCAGAATATCAACTGCCACTGTATAGTTTTCTCCAGATAATCGATCTGTTTGGTCAAGTTCAATCTTAAACGATTCACTGGTTGGAAGTCGATTATATTTTGCTACATACTTACCAGCTTCCTTAAATAATATACGGTAGATACCTTCGAAGTAATCTGGCTTGATAAATGGAAGTACCTTACGCATGTACTTCTCATCAGTTAACAGATTACGTAGTATCGTTTGTTCAAGATTTGTCTGCAAGTTTACCTTCTTCTCTCATCTTTGCACGAATCTTGGTAGCTGAGATATTATGGATTTCTTCACCAAGATCATGCTCTGTAAATGTGTAACCAACACCTCGACCATATCCAATGTCAACGATGTTTGGTACGACCATTATAACAAAGTCTTCATCGATTGTAAACCCTTCTTTTTTTAATTCAACAGTAATATTTTGCTTGACTGTTTCTATATCAAATGGATTATCATCTTGACCAGGTACACGAGAGTTCGCTTCACGTTTTTCTGGTACTTGACGAATCATGATAGCAACTTGACCTGTCATAGCGTGACAACGGCGAAAGAGTTCTGTATGACCATCATGCCATGGTTGCCAGCGACCGAGCATCTGTACTGTAGGATTTAATGGATCAAACTTCCATGGATTAAACTTACTCACTAATAATCACCCATTCTACATTATTTGTACTAGAAGTTTGTCTAAAGTTACCAGCTTTTGACCAATCGATCGAAGCGAGTAATTCTTTTTCTCCAGTTGGTAATGTCATTTCTGTATGCACAAGCACTTCTGACTGCGGAATTACCACATCAGGTTCTTTTAAATATTCATGAGCTGCAACTCCAGCTACAAGTAGAAGTAATACTTCCATTACTGATTCCTTTCCATATAGTTTTTGATAATAGGTAATAGCTGTGCATGTGTATCTTCGAACCATTCTGCAACATGATAATTACACTTATATGGCTTTTCAAACATCCTATCTGTTTGTTCAAATGTACTACCAGGTGCAGCCGGTCCATTTACAGATTGACTCTTATTAACAGTATCCATCCAAATAACATAGTCTGCATCAAACTCTTGTCTGGCTTTTTCTGTAGGAGCAACAAAATCTGTTACCGCTACTTTGCCTGCCATAACCACGCCATCTGATAAGAATTTCATACGTTGAGCCTGACGAATACGACCTTCTAAAGTAAAATCCCAATCATCATATTTTGTTCTTACTTCGTCTGCATTGATGTGTACAGCACCAAGTAAGTTTGCTAATGGTTTAGCAAGTGTAGTCTTACCACTACCAGGCAAACCACATACTAAGATCTTCATTCCATTTCCCTTATCTGAATTGAGCCATCATCATTTTCGATGGCTTCTCTAATTATCTCTTCTAATATCTCACCTACTTCTTGTTGAAGGTCTGGATCATCAATTGTCAATTCATTATCAGGAGTTTCAACGATAAAGAAGTTATAGTTTAATACACCTTCGTCTACATCATTATATGATATAGCACCAATCTGTACCACGGTTTCATTAAACATACCATCAGTAATTCGAATATGCCAGTTTTGTTCATGATCTGGACCAGGAACTAACTGATATGTTACATTCTCTTTATGCTTCCTCGATATCGAGCTCATTACTAATGTCTCCACCAATCATGAATTTATCTTTTACGAATTGTTTGAAGTCTGTTTCTTCTAAGATGGGTAACCAAAACGATTCTTCGAGGGTTTCTTTTTCTCGAACTTTTGGATCCACCAACTCTCCAGTGCTACGATCCACCCGACAGTACCAACCATTAGAAGGCTTAGCAACATAATTGCCAGACATAGCAACATCCAACAAACCGCTATAAGCGGAGACACCACCGTCCCAACTAACAGAAATAGGAATTTTAGACTTTTCTTTAACATAACGTGATTTCTCTACATTGATGACAAAGTGATAGCCTTTGATCTCTGTACCAACCTTGTCTTGTTGACGGCCAATAATCCAAATATTGTCCGCAGAATAGTATATACCCGTACCACCAGAAACAACTGCCTTAGGAAATAAACCAATCTCCATATATGTATGATTGACTGCAATAAGTGGGATGTCTTTCATATTCAGATATGGTGTGGTCATACGGAACAAGCCTTTGAGTGACTTAGCACGTGACATATCTGCTACAGACTTTTCACTAATAGCATCTTCGAGTTCTTTCTTCGATGCTAAGTTACCAACTGAATCGATAACAATAATCACCTTATCACTACGATCAAGCTCTTCGAGCTGTGCAATGATATCGAACTTTAACTCTTCAACGTTTGTGATAGGAGTATGGAGTACACGAGAAGTATCAATTCCATATTGATTAAAATATGCCTGTGGTGAACCAAACTCTGAATCATAAAATAGCATTACAGCTTCAGGATATTTTTTCATATATGCTGCAGCCATGATAAGAGCGAACGACGTTTTGAAATGCTTTGATGGTCCTGCAAGTACTGTGAGACCAGGTGCCAAACCACCATCAATTGAACCAGATAATGCGACATTGAGCATAGGTACTGGTGTTGGTACCATATCTTTTTCGTTGAAGAACTTTGATTCTGCAAGGATCTCTGATTCTTTGACCTTGCTGTTCTTCTTTAATTTATCCATAATACTCATATAAAACTCCTTTTAACTGGCCAATTATACCACATTCTCATCCAATTGTACATTATCTTTTAACTCAGGAATGACATTATATATGTGTTCATTACGAATTCTATCTAATCCCTGTGAATAAACAAAAAATGTTTGTACTAATTCTTTTTGTTGTTTTCTATTTAAATGATTCATAACTTCTGCTAATCGTTGACTATAATCCCAGTTATATTTAATTTTTGAATCTAAAATAAATTTTAACAGATCAATTCTAATTTTTTTCTTTACTTCATTATTAAGAATAGCAATATTATAATATGCTGGAGTTATAACCATATTAAATGATACTCTGTGTGGTTGTACACCTAATCCTATAAGATATTCGACAATTGCTGGTAAACGGTGCACATTAAATACACTTACTGTGATAGATGGCTGAGGATCTATTCCTGCATCTATCACCGCTTTTAAATTATCTTCTACTTTTTTCCAAACAGTGCCAGATCTAATTATTTCTGCTCTATCACCTATTTCATCAATACTAGGCCACAATCCTATAATGCTTGCTGCTGAGCGTTTGTTGCCAATCCACTTTTTCCAATAATCTATTATATTTTCATTTTTATATGTTAGTGTAGTAAGATTAGTATTGTATTCTAAATTTACGTCATATCTGCCAAGCTCATCTAATTTCTTAATTATGTACCAATGTTCATCCATCAAAAGAGGTTCACCACCTGCAAAATAAATCCTTTCGACTACATCAATATTTTTATCAATCAGATCATACGTATTTTTATTTTTTATGATTTTTGGATATTCAGTTTTATACTTCAATTTCTTAGCATCGGCAATCCATGATGAACTAAATGCAGGACCACAAGATCTACACTTTAAGTTGCATAAATTACTAAATCTAAAATCCCAATGTTTGAGCTTTAGATCGGGATTTACTGTAAGTTCTTTGTTAATCTCATCCGGAAATTTTTTAAGAGTATACTGTCTATGACTTATCGCTCCAGTTTTTTCTTTATCAAAACACCTTTTACATATTCTAGGTTGCTTGCCATCAATAAACTCTTGTCTTAATTTCATATATTTGGGTGAGTTCCATATTTCTTCTATGGGTGTATTGTTAATATTACCCATAGTATCATTGCCCTCGGTAATACAGCATGGAGCAATATCACCATTAGGATCTAGATTTAAATGTATCCAGGGTAATATACAGAAATTATCCAAAGAATGCTTCAAGTGTTGATACCTCTTCTTGTTCTTCTGTCCACTCTTTACCTTGCCAATACGGATAAGATGCTCTTGACAGATGAACTGACTGTGGTTTTTCCATAGCTTCAAAATCAAGTTGGCCAATAGGATTGATTAACTTATCGGTCCACTCATACATTTGTGTGTGAGACCTGAGTCTTTCAGTAAAGGCTATACGTACATCGTTTCGTTGTTGCCATGATCCATAGAATGGTGTGCCCTTATACCAACCAGTCTTAGGTATCTTACGTGATTCATCTTCGATAGGAAGTGGTTCCCATGTAGTAACATTTGCTTTAAATATTTTACGAATGCGTTCTACTTCTTCACCATATCTATCAGCTAGTTTATGTGCTTCTTCAATAGGATTATCAAACCTACATAGATGATGACGAATATCAATATTACCAAAATATGTTTCGATCTCGTCGTATCTGTCTTCTCTAAACGGTTCACCATTTTCTGGTATGAATGTTTCAAAACCTTTATTGATAGAACCATGTAGAGTAGAGAAAGGTACAGACACATTCTCCCACCCAGGCCGATACATACAAATAGCATGACTATCACCAAATGCAATCTTACGATAACGTTTAATCATATTGGGATCAACTGTAACTGCTGCATTCTGTAGGCGTAGTAAGTTTTCCCAATGTACATTATCCCATGTCATATCAGCTTTAGTAAGACGATCACGAAACATAGAAGCATAATCAGGAAAATCAATTATAATTGATTTAATCTTACCATTAAAATGTGATAAGGCTGACACATACTCTTGATTTGGATATGCTTGGATACCACCAAATAAATTGAGGTTACCACTCCAATCAGATCCATGATAGAAATAAATCTCATCAAATTCGCTGTAGTCTTTGACTTTATTATTAACAAGATTAATAGTTACATCATGACCAGCTTGCTTGATCTGATCTGCATAGATGATTGCTTGTGCTGCTTTATGCGAATGTATCTTGTTCGATATTGGTCCTAGACCTGTCAGTAGTACTTTCATCTTTCTTCCACTTTCTATATGAATCGATCCTATCGTATATAGTCTCGTCTTTTAGCACTGGCTCTGTGCCTACATTCCAAAATAATATATCTTTACCACTGTTTTTGGGTATGTACCTCCAAGCCTTCGCATCATATGTATCGATACTTGGGAATGGAGGTAGATCTTCTTTAATTGGTGTAGTAAATGGTTCAGGAGCTGATATGATATTACCATGTCCAACTTCACCATACTTCATGTTTCGAGCAACAGCAACCGCATGGAACTCAGCGTTTGGCCAAGCGATCTGTAATGCCCTGTGAAGTACGCCTGTAGA